ATGCTCCAGCTATTAAAGCATCTCCGTCATTATCTACAGACGGTGCAGATGACTTAGCTCCTAAATATCTATCGTCAAACGAATCGTAAGAAGCTGCTGAACTAGTAGCACTTGTTGCTGCATTAGTTGCTTGTGTTGCTGCTGTACTAGCACTGGCTGCTGCAGCTGTTGCGGATGCTGCTGCTTCGTCAGCTGATGTATCAATAGCAATTGCATTAGCTACACTGCCTGAATAAAATGAATTTCTTGCCATAATATCTCCTATAATAAAGGCGTGCTAAATCTAGAGGAAAATGCTGCACCTTTCATACTCGCTTTAATTTCTTTTTGATTTAATGCAGTAATCTTTCCTTCAGTTAATGCGTCAAATTTTTGTTCCATTTCTATATCGCCTAAATAAACGGAGGCTGCTGCACACGCAGCATAAAGTATTACCTCAAATACGTCAGCTAAAATATAAGGTATTAATTCTGGATATACTGTTCCAGTACTATTAGCAGTAGCAGTTCCAGTTTTCTTAAAGATAGTTCCTACAGCACTTGAACTTGCACCTATACCTGAACCTCCAGTCCAATTAGTATTTCCTGCAGAAGCAATCTTATAATAAGTGTTATCACCTGCTGCTGTTGCTAATATAGCTGTAGATGAATAAGTTCCTATTGGATCTTCTGCTTTATAGTAATACATGCCATAGTTACCACTAGCTTTTTGTTCGCCATTATTATCTGTTAATAAAAAATTACCAATGTGTCTTGTATAAGCGTTTTTGATTTTGTTGTTATTAAAAACTTTAGAATCAACTCTGCTTAAAACTACATCTTCATCCTTATCATTAGCATCATCCTTTTTTAATTCTATCATTTCCAAAAATCCTTCTGGAACAATTATGCTAGAGTTTGTAGCTGTTACCGAAAATCCTTGAGAAATTTCTAAGGTTGGAACTCTTAAGTCTTCATAAATTCGTGCCTCGCCTATAGCAACAAAATCATCTATTTGCGAATCTGTTAAATCTGACCTGTTCAGCCAGTCAGCTACTCCTGTTCGTAAAGTAACTTGGTCTTTAATAGTAGCCATTTGATCTCCTAATGAAAATACATTAATTGAGGATAATCTCTTTTAATAATTGATTTAACAACTTTCCAATCGTCTCTTGTGCAGTTTCCACTGTGTATGTTGATATGATATTTACTCATAATATCTAATGCAACTGAATCTGGTATGTTACAAAAAGGTTTAAATCCTGTGTCAACCTTTTGTCTATATGAGCTTTTAGTAGCTTCTCTCATGTACTTAGCCCACTCTAAATGTTCGCTAACATCTTGTGTTACGCCAACTCCATCGTTTCCAATCTTTGTTCTTAAATCAAAACTATAATCTTTATCCATCGTATTTCCTTATAAAATATAACCCCCTCTAAGTAAGCAGGGGGTTAATGATGTTACGCAGTAACGTCTAAAATGACACCATTACCAGTCGGAGCTTTCGCTTCGAAGGTAAGTTCTTGTACCATGTAAGAACGTAGTGAGTCACCATCTTCGTTTATATCACGGAAGTGAAGTGGACGAAGTGTGTTCATTGACATTGTAGAAGGATCGTATACAAATATCTCGGTGTTAGCCATTAGATAGTTGTGTACAAGTTCGACATCACCAAAGTCAGACTCATATAAGTCAACTGATTGGCGAAGCTTTCCCTTCTCATCAATGTTTCTACGTACATTAGTAGTACCTGTCATTAAATCAGAGAATCTAACTTTGTTAGTAGTTGACATCATTAGCTTGTTTGGAGCTACTGAAGTTACGCCATTAATTGCACGTAAGATTTCATTGATATCAGCTAATGCAACATTAGCGTTAGTGTGCCCTGATTGTGCAACTGCAATATTTGTACCGTTTCCAGCACCTGTTACGGCACCAGAACCAGTAGCTGCAGCAGCCGTACCAGCAACAACGTTGACAGTACTGTATGCTTGATATGCACCCATTTTACGAGCAGCAGCTTGAATTTTTCCAGTAGCTGAACTGCCGTGAACGGCAGAAACGTTGCCAGAAAGCATCCATGCTTCTACGTCACGAGCCATTTCCTTACCACGCTTTTCAGTTTGGTATTTGAATTCTGACTTGCGACCTACCTTATCGACTGATTCTAACGTACCAGACACACGAATACCTTTAGTAAAGATTTGCGTGCGGTTGGTTAGACGTGCAACGACAGGAGAATCACTTTCTGCGAAAGATGATCCCTCAGCAGCAGCTTGCACTGCAGCAGCTTCTAAAGTATCAGTGGACCACTCATGTAGAGTAGCTGATGCTTTACCCTTGCCGATAGAGGACACGAATGGTGTCATATCACGAGAAATGTTGGATATCCAGTTCGCTAGGTCTTCTCGCATACCTCCCTGCGTACTGGTTGTAAAGTTTGTAGCCATTATATTTCCTTTATGGTTAGTAAGGTCTAGCTTTCAAAAATCCCGTCAATAACATTATCAAAGAGAACCTTACTATCTTGTTCGGTTGCTCTTCCTTTACTGGCGTTCTTTCTGGCAGCGTCCACCCTATTGGATTTTTTAGTTTTCGCAGCTACAGGTTTTTTCGTAGGCACTCGTTTAACTGGAGTTTGTTTTCTCTTAGCTGTTCCTTTATCAGAGTTTTCCGAGAGTCTTCTAAAATTATCAATAGCCTTAACCATCATTGGGTCAGTCATGGTATCAACAACTTTTTTATCTAATCCAATGCTTAATGCAAATTTTCGATTAGATAAGGCAACATCCTCAGACCAATCTGGAATCAAGTCTTGAACAACACTATTAAAGTATTGTATTTGATTTGTAAATTGTTCTTCAGCCTGTGTGCTTAATTGTTCAGACATGCCTGACAATAAATTGTCACGACTAGTTTTTCTAGAAGAATATTCATCTTTAGCTTTGCTAAGCTTATTATTAAGCTTGCTAGCCTCAAAATCATCTTCATCAAATGCCTTATCAACTTGAGCTTGCAAATTTTTTAAAATATTTAAATCTTTTGCGTCCTCTCGTTGTAATAATTCTGCATTTACTCTTGCATAAATTTCAGCTTGTTCTCTAGTTTGTTCAAGAACCTTTGCCTGCTCTGCGAGCTCATCCCCTTTTTTTGACTGGCTCTGCTTTGTTTGATAGTTTGCAACAAGTTCTTCCATAGTAACTTCAGATTCTTCTCCGTCAACTTTCACGGGAACCTTAAAATCCATATCGATTTCATTGTCTAATTCATCCGATTCAGATTCTTGGGTAGCGTCCTCAGACTCATCCTCCTCTTCCTCTTCATCACTTGTGTTATCATCCTCTGCTTCATCAACTTCATCAGCGTCCTCGTCAGTGTGTGGATCATCACTTTCAAGTTCTTCTGTCGCTTCGTCACTCTCTTGGGTAGCCGACTCAGGTTCTAAACCTAAGACTTCATCCGCCAAAGCATCGAAATCGAAATCAGTAACGTCCGACTCATCCGTATGGGTAGCTTCGTTATTTGTTTCTGACATTATATCTCCTATAAATAAGAGAGTTTATTACAACTCTCTGTCATCAATCATCTAAAGGTTTGTAATAAAACCTCTTACTTCTTGCTTACTTTCTTCACTTCAGGCACTGCAAGTAAGTCCTGAATATGTTGCTTAGTTGTCATTAGATTGTTAAAATCAAATGAATTACCAGCTAAGTGTCTTCCACCAGCAAATATCTGCATAATAGCATCCATCTGCTTTTCAATATTTTCTAATGATCTTTTTAAAAGTTCTTTGTCATTCATCATTCATCACCTTTTGTTTGTTCAACTTTATTATCTTTTGCCATAATAGCGTTTTCTATATTGCTCATTACAGCACCTTGACTTATTGCTAACTTATAAATAAACTCTCTACGCTCTGTTTCAAAGTGTTTAGTTTCTAACCACTCGCGAAACAAGGCGTTAAGTATATCCTCAGTCACCATTGTCATTGTATCTTTTATTTCAGTACACTGGTAGCCCTTATTCAGAACTCTCTGTGCGTCATCATATGGCGATACTTTTTTTGGTTTGCCATTTTCTCCAGCTTTATATGCTGGTTGTCTTTTATAATTTGCCATCATTCATCTCTCATGTCGTCATATTTGTCAATAGATATATGATTAAAACCTAAAGCCTGTAATATACCTAAAGTTTTTAAAGCAGCAGTACTACTTACAATAGTTTCTATATCTTCACTGTCAGTTGCTAATTCTGAAATTCTATCAATAGCCACTGTTATTAACATTGTTTTCTTGTCCATATTGCTCCTGCTGCTGTTGCATCATCATCTGCTGCTGCTCTTGAATTTTTTCAGCCTCTTCAGTATCTTGATAAAGAGATAAAAAATCTACAGGTATTTTTTGTGGTATTTCTGCTCCTTCAGTTCCTTGAGCTTTAACCTTTAATTCAGCCCAATCTCTATTAGAGTCATCGTTAGCTTGTAATAATTGACGTTTATTGTCAATCTTTTTATTGTCTGCCTCTGCTCTAACCAAGCTTATATTAGCCTCTTTAGTTGCAATGTCTAGTTGAATTGCAGCTTGTTCGGCTTGGTCCATTAAATCTTGTTTTTGATTTTTCTTTTGTTGAGCTTCTTGTTGTGCTTGTTGAAATTCTTGAGTAGATGGATCGTTTAAAAATCTAGTAGGGTCCATACCCATATTCTTCAAAATATCTAAAGCTAAATTATAAGAAGACATTGGATTAATGTAAGACTCAGACGTTGGGCTTTGCGCCATTTGTGGCAATAACTGAGTAAGCTGTATTAGTTTCTCTGCCAAGGAAGAATTTGAATTCTCTCCAATATTTGCCTGTATGTCTAAATCCATATTGCCCGGCATTAATTGTAACTCTTGTGGTGTTAATGTGGCATATCCTTTGTCTGTTTTATACATAGAAGGATTTTTTAAATTGCCTTTCATTTCTCTTAAAACACCACGACATAAATCTTTAATGCCTGTCTCTACAAATCTACGAGCGATATGTTCTACTCTTATCTGTGCAGCATTCTGCGCACCTGCCATCTTTTGCTCAGAGTTGCCAGATACATATAACGTATCATTTAAACCCATAGCAGTTTTGCTAAGCCCAGTAGATTGCTCTTTCTGAAGCCCCAGGAATTCTAACATTCCAGCTGTACCAGTGCTCATAGGCTCTGGCTGGAGCTGTTGTACTGCTGCTGCAGGATTTCCATTTGTAGGAATAATCTGCTTTGGCACAGGGTTTTGTAATGCTGAAAAATCCACAACATTAGGATCGGCTAGTGTTCTGCCGTAGTTGCCAAAGTACACGTTTTCTACAAATCCTCTAAGGATAGCTGTAGTTGCTTGTGTCT